CAAAGGTCCAGACGGTGATGAAATTACTATTGAAAAAGAACAAAAGACACCATTAGGCGAATTCATTTTAAGTTACTTTGATAGAGAAACAGGTGATTTTCCAAAAGGCGAAACATCTATACTTACAATGGTTGAAAAGGACTATGGCGAAGAGTTCATAGAACCCGCAAAGGCGTTTATAGAACAAGTAAACCAAACATTTGTAGAATTCAAGCAAGCAGAACAAGTTGCTCCAGAATTTGATAGAATGCGCGAGTTAGCCGGTTTAAGATAATCGGCTAATTCGTTCATAATACAAAGGTAAAACAATGAACTACGATAAATTTATGTCAATTCCGGGATATACTAGTTTGGGTAAACTTCAAGCTCTTAATGACATATTATCAAAAAGACAAAACATTAAAACAGTTGTAGAAGTTGGTTCTTTTTGTGGAAGAAGTAGTACATGTATTGCAGAGACAGTCGGTCCAGATGTTGATGTTTTTTGTATAGATAGATTTAGAGAAAGCATTACAATACCAGATAAGTCTTTTTATGACGGCAAAGAAGGAAGACTAAAATCTGGCATGGTGTTAAATACAAGGTCTGAATTTGAAAAAAACACACTAGAGTACAAAAATATACAAAAGATACAAGGTTATTTTCCATATGATGTTCAGTGGAAAGGTAACGATATTGATGTTTTATTCTTAGACTCAGATCATGTAAATCCTAATGATATTGATATCCTAAACCATGTTTGTAAAAATATGCCAAAAGGCTCATTAATAATTTGCGATGATGCAAGAAAAGATTATGATCTTGGTTTTAATGTATTTTATAATATGCACGTATTAGAAGAGGCATATGGCGTAAAAGCACAGTTTGATTATGGTCATCTTATTTGGGCAAATGATATATTCACTATAGAAGTAACCAAAGATTACATAGATTTACACGATTACGAAAAAAATTATTTAAAAAAGTAGTTGACTTTTGATAAATATTGTTGTATAGTATTAACTGTGCTATACAAAAAGGCACAAGCACATAGGCATAACAATAGGAGGCATAACTATGGCATCATTAGCAGAAATCCGAGCAAAGCTCAAACAACAAGAAGCCAATACTGGCGGAAACAGAGGCCCAAGCGGTCCTAACCCAATCTACCCATTTTGGAATATGAAAGAAGGCGAGAGTGCAACTCTACGTTTCCTTCCTGATGGCAATCCAGACAACACTTTCTTCTGGGCAGAACGTTTGATGATCAAACTTCCGTTCGCAGGCGTCAAAGGTCAAACTGACTCGCGTCCTGTACAAGTACAAGTTCCATGTATGGAAATGTATGGCGAAAGCTGTCCTATTCTACAAGAGGTACGTGGTTGGTTTAAGGATCCTTCATTAGAAGATATGGGTCGTAAGTATTGGAAAAAGCGTTCGTATTTGTTCCAAGGCTTTGTAACAGACAATCCAATTGCAGATGACGAGGCTCCAGAGAATCCAATTCGTCGATTCATTATTGGTCCTCAGATCTTCCAGATCATTAAGCAGGCGCTTATGGATCCTGACATGGAAGAATTGCCAACAGATTACACAGCAGGTGTAGACTTCCGTCTTAACAAAAGTTCTAAAGGCGGTTACGCAGACTATTCAACATCTAACTGGGCACGTCGTGAACGTCCTCTGAGCGATGCTGAAATGCAGGCTGTTAATACACATGGCTTGTTTAATCTATCAGACTTCCTACCTAAAAAGCCAGACGAAACAGCAGTTAAAGTATTAACTGAAATGTTCGAAGCGTCAGTTGATGGCGAAGCATATGATCCAGATCGTTGGAGCAATTACTTCCGTCCGGCAGGTATGAGTGCAGCTACTGGCGATCCAAATCCACCGGCAGCAACTCCGGCACCGGCAGCAACTCCGGCAGCAACACCTGCTCCGGCAGTAGAAGATGACGTTCCTTTTAAGTCTAACGAAGAAGTAGCGGCAGAATCTGCTCCAGCGGCAGCACCAGCAGATGGTGGCGGTAATGCGCAAGACATTCTTGCAATGATTCGCGCACGTCAAGGTCAGTAATAGAGCAAGCTAAAAGGGTTGCATTGTCTAGATGCAACCCTTTATACTTGCCCAGCTTTTTAGATTAGGAGAAACAAATGGCGAATAAAGCATTCGACCCAACGAAGTTTCGTACTTCGTTAACTAAGTCCATAACAGGCATGAGTGCAGGATTTAACGATCCTACTGATTGGATTAGTACTGGTAACTACGCACTCAACTATCTTATCTCAGGTGATTTTAACAAAGGTGTACCTCTTGGTAAGGTAACTGTTTTTGCAGGTGAAAGTGGCGCAGGTAAATCATATATCTGTTCAGGTAACATTGTAAAGGCAGCACAAGATCAAGGTATTTTTGTAGTACTAATCGACTCAGAGAACGCACTTGACGAAGCGTGGCTGCAAGCACTTGATGTAGATACATCAGAAGATAAACTACTAAAACTTAACATGTCAATGATTGATGACGTTGCTAAGACTATTAGTACGTTCATGAAAGATTACAAAGAAATGGCGGAAGAAGACCGTCCTAAGGTACTGTTTGTTGTTGACTCATTAGGTATGTTGCTAACACCTACAGACGTTGATCAGTTTAACAAGGGTGATATGAAAGGTGATATGGGTCGTAAGCCCAAAGCACTAACATCACTTGTACGTAATACTGTGAACATGATTGGTTCGCATAACATTGGTCTTGTGTGTACTAACCACACATATGCATCACAAGATATGTTTGATCCGGATGATAAAATTTCAGGTGGACAAGGATTTATCTATGCATCATCTATCGTAGTTGCAATGAAGAAGTTGAAACTAAAAGAAGACGAAGACGGTAATAAGATCAGCGAAGTACGTGGTATTCGTGCAGGCTGTAAGGTTATGAAAACACGTTATGCTAAACCGTTTGAAGGTGTACAGGTTAAGATTCCATACGAAACAGGTATGAATCCTTATAGTGGTTTAATTGAACTATTTGAAAAGAAAGAAGTTATTGTAAAGCAAGGTAATCGTTTAAAGTATGTTACTAGCGACGGTGAAGAGATCCTTGAATATCGCAAAAATTGGAGTGGTGAATTACTTGATACAGTTATGTCAGATTACCTAGTAAAAGAAGCATCTATGGTAAATATCGACAATGCAGACGAAGAAGCTGCTGATGACTATATCGAGGAAGCACTAACTAATGAATGAAGAAAAAATAGTCGAAATTTGGACACTGTTTAAAGAATACGTTGATAAAAAACAAATAGAAATTATTGCAGAAAGCTATGTAGATCTATTAGCAGACTACGGAGTGTCAGATGAAGTACTTAAAGATTCTATGGGTACTTGTTCTGCACTAGACGAAGCAATTAACTACTATCTTGATATTGACGCTGACATTGATGATTACGAAGAATGGGATGAATAATGGGCTGGTATAGTAGCGTAAGCAGAGATATTAATCAAATACCTGCTGCTATACAACACTTTGAAGCTGAACTAGTACAAGCACGAGCAGAGTGTAAACTAGTAGGCAATGTTGAAAAGTCGGCGGCTGCTATGCCAGGCATCGTTGAACATCGCTTTAATCAGTTACAAGAAATAGAAGCTATTTTAAACTATCTAAATATAGAGCTACGTAGATTGCGTAGCTCTTATTTCAAAAAATATCTTGAAAACTATCAACGAGCTCTGTCAAGCCGTGACGTTGAAAAATACGTTGATGGCGAAGCAGATGTTGTTGACTATGAAAAGATTATCAACGAGTTTGCACTTATGCGTAACAAATGGTTAGGAGTCTTGAAGGCCCTTGATCAAAAGCAATGGCAAATTACTAATGTAGTTAAACTACGTGTAGCAGGAATGGAAGATGCTACATTATGAGTTTTCAATTACCTCAAATTAATGTTGAAGAAAACACTGAAAAATTTATTATTTTCTTTTCGTGTGATTTAAAATATTATAATCTATACGGAATTCCACTAATCAAGAGTATTATACATCAAAATGGCTGGGTAGGTGTTCATTGTCATCTAATATTAAAAGATACTAATAATTTTGATAGATATCCTAATAACAGAGTATCATACAGTACAGAGTTTGTAGACGATAATTTTTTTGATACAATAAATTTTACAAATGCAGGATTTCATCCAGGAAAGTTTGATGCCGTATTAG